GCTGGCTAGGCACTAACGCCGAGTCCACACTGCTTTACGGATGTCTTGTCGAGGCATACACCTACCTCAAGGGCGACCCAGACCTAATGCAAACATACACGCAAAGGTATTTGGAGGCGCTGAGCAAACTAGAGGAGTTGGGCGAAGGCTATAGCACAACAGACAGCTATCGTAGCGGGGAAGTAAGGAAGCCTAGGGCATGATTAGTGTTAGCACCACGATGGACGTGGGAAGCGTTTTTGTTGAGACAACAGACAGGCGGGGATTTACTCCAGAAGAAATTGCCGAGAGATGCCTGAACAGGGTGGTTTCGGTAGCCGATACTGCGATGCCGGAGGTTCAGGCGCAGGCGCAGGCATTCAAGGATCAGATTAGGGCGGTCCTTGTTTTTTACATGAAAGAGGCCGCAAAAAGCGACCGAACCACTGTGTATAACGCCCTATTGGATGCTGGGCAAAAAGACTTAGCCGAACTTATCAGGAGAATGTGATATGGCTTTTAGCGGAAACTACATGTGTACCTCATTCAAGCAGGAGTTGCTTGTAGGCTCACACAACTTCACTGCCAGCACCGGAGATACCTTTAAGCTGGCGATGTATACCAATAGCGCAAGTTTTGATGCGTCTACTACTGACTACACCGCGACTAACGAGGTGAGCGGTACGGGCTATACGGCGGGCGGCGGTACATTGACCAATGTTACTCCTACCACGTCAGGGACAACGGCGCTGACTGACTTTGCCGATCTCACGTTTTCCAGCAGTACCATTACGGCTCGCGGTGCGTTGATTTACAACACCACCACGGCTGGCGGCACGGGCACGACTGACACGGTTGTTGTTTTGGACTTTGGTTCTGACAAGTCATCCAGTGCGGGCGACTTCACCATCGTGTTCCCAACTGCTGACGCATCTAACGCTATTATTCGGATTGCATAATCATGGCTCTGGTCGTTGCTGATCGCGTAAAAGAAACTACCACGTCTACTGGAACGGGGGCTGTCTCTCTTGGGGGCGCCGTTACTAATTTCAGAGCGTTCTCATCTGTACTGTCGGATGCGGATACGACGTATTACGCGATTATAGACAATGTAAATTTTGAGTTTGAGGTCGGGCTGGGCACTTACGCGACTAGCGGAAACACGATTACTCGAACCACCGTCCTATCTAGCTCAAACAGTAACAGTGCCGTAAATTTTGGAGCCGGGAGCAAAGATGTCATTTTGACCTACCCCGCAGACAAGGCAGTGGTCGAGGATGCTAACGGCGCGGTAGCAATAGAAAATCTACAGATCGACACTAATGCGGTCAAGTCCACAGATACCAACGGCAATATACAGCTATTCCCGAATGGGACGGGCTTTACAGAGCTATATGGCAATACCAATGCGGGGAAGATTCGTTTCAACTGCGAGTCAAACACTCACGGTGTGACGCTTGTAGGGCCACCGCATAGCGCGGCGGCAACATACACCTTAGAGCTTCCTAATGCAGACGGCTCAAGTGGGCAAGCGTTGACTACAGATGGTTCCGGTAAATTGTCTTTTGCGGATGCGGGGATTAGCACAGGTAAAGCCATTGCGATGGCTATTGTATTCGGATAGGAGCTAGAAGATGGCGGCACCAAACATTGTCAATGTCAGCACTATTATAGGTAAGTCGTTTTACCTTGCGCTGTCAACCACAAGCGCGACCCAGCTTGTGAGCAACGCCGCATCTAGCGGCAAAGTATTTAAAATTAATATGATTCAAGTTGCCAACGTCGATGGCACTAACGCTTGCGACGTGACCGTGGATTATCACACTGCGGCGGCAATCGGAGGAACAGCATACTCGCTGGTGTCTACTGTGTCCGTTCCAGCAGATGCGTCTTTGGTTGTGCTGGATAAAAACACCGCTATGTATCTTGAAGAAGACCGATCAATTTCTGTGACCGCCCAGACAGCAAACGATCTTGAAGTTCTCGTTAGCTACGAAGAAATCAGCTAATAGGGGCCTTTCATGGCTAAGAATAAGGGTGGTTTTATTGGTCAAGATGGGCTGAATGCTCCAGATCCTCCCACAGGGGTTTCAGCCACGGCAGGCGATACTCAAGCAAACGTATCTTTTACTGCGCCCACGGATGTCGGTGCGTCGGCTATTACTGGTTATCGTGCTCAATCCAATGACGGAATTGGCGCATCAGGGTCATCTTCTCCGATAACAGTTACAGGCCTGACAAACGGCACTAGCTACACCTTTAATGTGTGGGCAATCAATGCGTCTGGTTATTCAGCGCCTAGTGATGCGAGCGGAAGTGTGACGCCAAATGTGCTTCAACGTGCGCTTTTTGGGGGCGGCTACGGTTACAACACAATAGATTATGTAGATATAACCTCTGCCGGTAATGCTACCGATTTTGGAGACTTGCTAGACACCGCAGGCAGGCTTGGCGCGGCGGCTTCAACAACCAGAGCAATTTGGTTTGGCGGCGGTGATCCCTCTGGAGGCACTAACGTCATACAATACGTCACCATAACCTCTACGGGTAACGCGGCTGACTTTGGCGACCTTCTCTCTAGCGAAGAAGAAATGATGCCATTCTCAAACAATACACGCGGTCTTGCGGCTGGCGATGCTTCTGCATCAAGCACTGTTATTCAGTACGTCACCATTGCATCTACTGGAAACTCGGCGGATTTCGGAGATATGTCGCCTAATACTCAGCGGGGTGCAGGAACAGCCAATTCAACAAGGGGTCTGATTTGTGGAGGCATACCTTTCGGCGCGTACACCAATCAGATTCAATACGTCACTATCGCAAGTCTTGGAAACGGCACAGATTTTGGAGATATGACACTGGTTCGAGGCCGCCATGCCGCCTTATCGTCATCAACTAGAGCCGTGAATTGTGGTGGCGAGACAACAAGCGCGGCACTCACAAACGTGATGGATTATGTGACCATAGCGTCTACTGGCAACGCCACTGATTTCGGCGATTTAACCTCTTCTGTAAGATATTGCGGTGCCACTTCTGGCCTTACGAAAGGTGTCATCGCGCTTGGGAGGGATGCCTCAAACGATCTCAATACGATTGATCAAATTACGATAGCCACGACAGCAAACTCTACCGATTTTGGCGACCTTTCTGTTACAAGAAGGATGACAGGCGCGACATCATCTGCTCATGGGGGGACTCAATAATGCCAAATTATCAAGGCATTTGGTCGCTTTCTACGCAGATGCAAAATGCAAGTGATTGGCCTCCGGGAGGGGTTAATATCAATGTTGAGTATTTGATAATTGCTGGTGGAGGCTCTGGTGGCGGAGGAACCTATCACGGAGCAGGCGGAGGCGCGGGCGGTTATCGCACAGCGTCTAACGTAAATTTACTAACAGACGGTGCAAATAATACATTTACGATAACAGTGGGTGCAGGTGGCTCGGCATCAGGAACCAACAATAAAGCAGGAAATAGCGGATCAGATTCTTCTATTGCTGGAGGTTTATTTACGACAATATCTTCTTCTGGCGGCGGCGGAGGCTCTAATTACAGCGAAAGCGTGACTAATAGTAGCGGCTCTGGCTCGGGCTACGGAAAAGATGGGGGCTCTGGCGGCGGGGGTGGTAGGCCGGGTGGCGTAGCCGGTAGCGGTAACGCGGGTAGCTATTCCCCCTCCGAAGGCAATGATGGGGGCGCAGGCGTTAGTTCTGGTGTTTATGGCACTGGAGGCGGTGGTGGCGCAGGTGCCGCAGGACAGGATGGTACTTCTTCAGCGGCTGGTGCTGGAGGCTCCGGGACTTCTAGTAGCATAACAGGGTCTGCTGTTACTAGGGCTGGAGGAGGCGGTGGCGGTGCTTACACTACCAGCGGCGGTGCTGGTGGCTCTGGTGGCGGCGGCGCAGGTGGCTCTACCGGAGCCGGTAGTTCTGGAACAGCTAATACAGGTGGCGGTGGCGGTGGCGCTAGATCGCATGTAACTGGCAATGGCGGTGCAGGAGGCTCTGGAGTTGTGATTCTTAGAACTTTAGAAACAGCCACTGCCACAACAGGCTCGCCGACTGAAACCACAGATGGCAGTTACAACATTTATACATTTACCGGATCAGGGACTATTACGTTCTAATGGCGCACTTTGCAGAGCTTAATGAAAGCAATGAGGTATTGCGTGTTGTTGTTGTGGCTAATACCGAGCTTCTTGACGAAAACGGCCATGAGCAGGAATCGCTAGGTGTTGCGTTTTGCACGCAATTATTTGGCGGGACATGGAAGCAGACTAGCTACAACAACAACATCCGAAAAAATTATGCAGGTGTCGGCTACACATACGACTCCTCTCGCGACGCTTTTATACCGCCACAACCCTATTCAAGCTGGATTTTAAGCGAGTCAACGTGCCAGTGGGAGCCGCCTACTGCAATGCCTGATGATGGCAATATGTATGAGTGGAATGAAGTAACTGCTAGCTGGGATCAGGTAAATGACTAAAAGATTCCAAGGTAATGTAATTTCTGACAACCCCGTTGAGCCAAGTGGGCCGTATGAAAATAGCACCGCTAGCGGGGTGTGGAGTCTTGCAGAGGCAAATGCTTATACAAAAGCAAATAATTGGCCGACAGCAGGTAACATCCAGCCCGGACAGCAAGAGTATACAACGTCCGGCTCTTATTCTTTTGTAGTTCCTGCGGGAGTAACTTCCGTGTCTGTTGTTGCGGTTGGCGGCGGTGGCGGTGGCGGCGGCGGAGATGGTGGCACGTTTATTGAAGGTGGAAATGGCGGCGGTCTAGGCTATAAAAACAACTACAGTGTGACCCCCGGAGCTTCTATTACTGTGGTCGTTGGTGTTGGAGGTGTTGGACAAGCCGCAGGTGGCGGGGGTGCTGGTGGTGCGGGAGGAGATTCTTATTTTGTCAGCACCTCCGTTGTTAAAGGTGGTCGTGGCACTGGTAATACATCGTCTTCTACTATCGGTGGTAGCTATACAGGAGATGGCGGCGGCAATGGCGGTGGAGTACAAAACTTCGGCGGCGGCGGTGCAGGCGGCTACTCAGGCGATGGAGGCCGTGGTGGTGCTTATCAGCGTGGAGACGGCGCGGATGGTGCAGGCGGCGGTGGCGGCGGTGCAGGCTCAGGTGACTGCGGGAGCTACGCGAACAACGGTGGCGGCGGGGGTGTCGGACTTGATGGGGAAGGTTCTAACGGTGCAGGAGGAGTAGGGGCTAGTACGACAGATATTAATGGAAAGGGTGGCTCTGGCGGAGCAGACGGCAGTATCGGTAGTTCTGGCGGATCGGCCCCTTACGCTAATGGGGGCGCAAGCGGTGGCGGGGGAGGTTCTGGATATTTCGGAAATGTACGCCGGGGCGGTGATGGCGGCGTTGGCGGGGTAAGGATTATCTGGCCGGGAGACCAAAGACAGTTCCCTTCGACTCGTACAGCGGATGAATAAAAATGGCACTGTTTATTAAAGTAGAAAACGGGCAACCCGTAAACCATCCAGTAGAGGAAGGTAATTTCAAAGCGTGTTTCCCAGAAATTGACACAGAAAACTTACCAGAAGGCTGGGCAAAATTTGAAAGAGTAAGTCAGCCTGAATTGGGGGCGTATGAAAAGAACCCAACTAGCTCATACGCTGTAGACGAAAACGGGGTGTGGAAAGATTCTTGGTCTGTAGAAAATTTGACAGAGGAAGAAAAAACAGCCAAACAGAATGAAATTAAAGCAAGGTGGGAAAGTGCTGACCTCGGTTATACCTCATGGTCATGGAGTGAGGAAGACTGTTGTTATGTCGCTCCAGTGCCTTACCCCGATGACGGCAAAGTTTACCACTGGCAAGAATCCTCGCAAAGCTGGGTAATCCCAGAAGAGCAAAACAGCGAGAAACCTGATGTTACAGGGTGAGCGAAAAGTCTGGGGCGGACTCAAGGGCATTGTTTATGATTTTGAAAAAAAAGGGGACATATTGCCAAAGCATGCTCACGTTAAAATAGACTCCCATATCACCATAATAGTTCGCGGCAAGTTAAAAATTTATTCACATGATTGGGAGTTAATTGCTGATCCCGGTCAAATCATAGAGCTAAAAGAAGGGGTTCCGCATGAGTTTATGGCTTTAGAAGATAATACAAGAGCCGTAAACATTCTGAGGCATTTTACCGACAGCGAATCATGGGAAACAATGTAGTCATGGAGTTGTCAATAATAGACTTCAAGTTGCCTGCGGCAAAACCAGAATACAAGTCCATGCTGGCCAACATACAGGAAAAGGCTCCTGCAATAGCGCAGGCGTCTAGTAACTTCTACAAGTCGCACTCGCAAATGATGAGCGTGACGCTAGATGTCACAGCAATTACGCCGATCCGCTCCATTAAACACAGCTTGGCGGAAATTGAAAAAACCAAGGCGGCATTGCAGGAAGGTTACTTCCGCATGAAAAAAAATGAGGTCAAGCTAAAAAAGATTGAGCGCAAAATTAAGCAGGAAGATGATTTTCTGGAGCGTGAACTGCTGGAAATTAAGCGCGATGAGTTGATTGCCAAAGCTGAGTCATCACGGGGCTATGTGGAGGGCGCGATTCGCAAACTGAACTTTTTTACCAATCAGTATGACAGCCTAATGGAAAAGTTGGGTAAGGACACCCTGACCGAAGAGGATTACGAGCGCGAAGAAATCAAGTACCACATTATGACTTGCATGAAGCAGGCGCTGAATGCCGCCAGAAGTCGCAATGGCATGATTGATGAAGGCAATCTTATTTATCTTTTTGACCTTGGCATCAATGCGGCACAGGCGCAGGCAGAGGTATTTGCTTATTTGCAATGGGAAAACGAAACAATTAAATCAGGGCAAGCGCCAGATCATGCCGCAACAGTAAACTGGCTGGAGGCTTGTGCTAAAAAATGGGAAAACTGCCCGACGGATTTTGCAAGCAGTCGAGGTTTTCAGATTATGGATAAGACCTCATTAACAAATACTCCGCTATTAAAGGACGCTAGTAATGCCGCATAAAGTAGTGAAGTATAGGCTTACTGAGTCAGGAACAATCCCAACATTTTTGAAGTTTGGTGTGCCGGAATGCACGGGCGGAATGTATGCCGTTGCAGACAGCGGAACCGCCAGCCCACAAGATTGGATAATGATTGGAATTTCTGACGATGGTGCAGATATTTCTGACGCGATTGAGGAAGTTGCCTCGCAAGCAGACTTGGAAACCTATTTGTCTGCTCAAGCCACTGCAAATAGCTGGACAGATCCAGATCCAACTGATCCAGACGCGACAGTGGCTTTTGACGCGGCGGCTCATGCCACTCGCGTGTGGGATGACTTGACCGCACTGAACGGCGGCTAGACGAGTAAGCAATGAATGGACCCTTTGAGCTTGGTAGCAATGGCCTCGACCACCTTCAAGGGGTTGCAGGTACTGGTCAGTAAAGGGGCCGAAATAGAGCATGTGGCTCAGAAGCTGGGCCACTGGTACACGCTGGTATCTGACATCAATCAGGCCGAGCGCGAAGCGGAAAACCCGCCTCTCTTCAAAAAGATGTTTGACGGCACCTCCGTCGAAGAGCAGGCGCTCAATGCCGTTATTGCCAAGAAAAAGATAGAAGAGCAAAACAAGCAGATCCGCGAACTGATCATGTACGCATACGGCGAAGAAACCTATCGCGAAATGCTACAGATGCGTAAGGATATCAGGGCCAAGCGGGAAAAGATGATTTACAAGCAACGGCGCAGACAGCGTCGTATGCTTGACTTGTCAGCGATAATAATCGGGCTAATTGTTAGCGGCGGCATTGTTTACTTCACAGCTAGCCTGATTGGCTCGCTAAGAGGCGCGTGATGGATTTATGGATCAGAATATGATCAACACCCTAATTACTCTTGCCGCAGGCGTTTTTGGATGGCTTATGAAGACGCTATGGGATTCTGTCAGAAAGCTGGAGGGGAATGTTGGCGACATACAGGTTCGCGTTGCCGGTGATTACGTCAAGCGTAATGAGTTTCGACAGGATATACAGCGCATCTTTGAAAAGCTGGATACAATCGAAGCCAAAATAGACTCCAAGGCTGATAAATAATGTTTGGCTTTACTGGCTTTTCCGTTGCCACATTTGCCAGTGACGGCTCTCTTGGGCCGATAAGCGTTACTGGCGTTGCTGGAACCGGGAATGTTGGTAGCGTAACTGTCAATGGCGACGCTATTGTTGCCGTTACGGGCCTTAGTGCTACAGCTTCTGTTGGCACAGCCGTCGCAACAGGCGATGCAAATGCCTCAGTTACGGGCCTTGAGGCTACCGCCAGTGTTGGTAGCGTAGAAGTAGATGGCGACTCTATTGTTAATCTGACCGGCCTTCAGGCTACGGGCGGCGTAGGGTCGGTAACAATTACAGAAGGGTCTGGGGTTAATATTGCTCTTACCTCTGTGGCGTTGTCGGGGCGGGTTGGCGTTGCCTCTGCGACTGGCGCGATCAGTGTCGTTGTCACGGGGCTGTCAGCTACAGGCCAAACAGCCGGAGCATCTGTTGTTTCGTGGAACGAAATCATTCCTAACCAAGACCCGAATTGGGTTGAAATTGCGGCGTAGGGGATACCATGCCTAGCACATATACAACTAATCTCGGTATCGAGAAGATCACAACCGGCGATCAGGCTGGCTTGTGGGGTGCCACCACCAATACAAACTTTGACATCATTGATCAGGCGGTCAACGGAATTGTTGCCGCAACGCTCGCGTCTGCTGGTTCCTCTGGTTCTCCTAACACGTTAGACATAGCAAATGGCTCTACGTCAGACGGCAGGAACAAGTTTATCGAGCTTACGGATGGCGGCGACCTAGGAGCAACTGCCTACGTCCAGCTTACGCCAAATGATGCAGAGAAGATCGTCTTTGTAAGAAACAGTCTTTCCGGCGGCAGGGCAGTAATTATCTTTCAGGGGACGTACAGCGCGTCTAACGACTTTGAGCTAGCAAACGGCAAAGACGCTGTCCTAAAGTTCGATGGGGCGGGCACTGGCGCCACAGTGACGCAAGTGTTCGTGGATCTTGTTGCCACTAATGTAACGGCTAACTTGACGGGCAATGTAACAGGAAATGTGACAGGCAATGTCACTGGCGCGGTCACAGGTAACGTGTCAGGAAATCTGACGGGCAACGTGACCGGAGACGTTACGGGCAATGTCACAGGCAATGTCACGTCATCTGGAACGTCATCGTTTTCCAATATAGACGCAAATGGCGGGGCAATAGACGGGGTGGTGATTGGCGCCAATTCTGCCGCGGCAGGCACATTCACCAATCTGACAGCATCAGGAACGTCAACCCTTACCACAGTCGATATAAATGCTGGCGACATCGACGGAACCAACATCGGGGCGGCTACCCCCGGAGCAGGCACGTTTAACGCGCTAGCTACCACTGGCGACAACATCAGGATTGACACCACGCAAACTCCAGCAAGCTCTTCTGCATCCGGCACAACCGGAGAGATAGCGTGGGATACAAGCTACATATATGTGTGTGTTGCAACCAACACATGGAAGAGGGTTGCACTGTCCACCTTCTAAGGAAGCGTTATGTTACAAGCACTGTTAGGGCCGGTTGCTAATTTAGTTGGCGGCTACCTCAATAATAAGCATGAGCAAGCTCAAGCAAAACACCAAGCAAAGTTGCAGGTAATACAGAATGACGCCGATTGGGAATCAAAAATGGCAGACGCTTCCAGCAATAGCTGGAAAGACGAATTTTGGACTATTGTACTCGCAGTTCCATTATTCTGTTTGGGATATTCTGTTGTGGCTGATGATGCCTCTATTGTTGATCGCGTTCGCTACAGCTTTGACGTTCTATCTACTTTGCCTGACTGGTATCAGTACTTACTGTTTCTTGCGGTATCCGCGTCCTTTGGGATCAGGGGTGCTGATAAGCTAATGAAACTGAGAGGTGGGAAATGATCAGCCCTGAGACGCTGGACAAGTGGCGAATACTGCCGAGAGTCTTGATTCTTGCGATGATCATTATGACCTACCGCGTGGTTGAGTGGTTTATGGGCTTGCCCGATCCAAATCCAGAGCAGGCGGCTTTAGTTTCCGTTATGACAGGCGCTTTGACAGGGGCTTTTGGCTTATTTCTGGGGTCTGGAAAGAAAGAATGAAAGAGTTTAAGTATTTCAAGCTATCTGATTTCGACTGTCAAGAGACAGGCGAGAATGAGATGGACTTGGATTTCATCATGGAACTGGATGAGTTGCGGGAGTCTTGCGGCTTTCCGTTCATTATTACTTCGGGCTACAGATCCAATAAGCATAGCTTGGAGGCCAAGAAAGACAGGCCCGGAATGCACGTCTATGGGATTGCCGCAGACATCGCGGTCCATAGCGGGGTTGAAAGGATGACCATCGTTCAGCGGGCCATAGAGCACGGATTTAACGGGATAGGAGTGGCCAAGTCATTTGTTCATGTAGACAAACGGCAATCGACGCCAGTGATGTGGGTATATTGAGTGGCTCTTACCAAGATACAGTTCAAGCCGGGGATAGACAAAGAAGGCACCGAATACAGTGCTGATTCTGGCTGGTTTGATGCAGACAGGGTGCGGTTTAGGAAAGGCCGAGCGGAGACGATAGGCGGCTGGACTAAGTATGTCAGCACCGCGATTAAGGGCGTGGCGCGGTCTCTGTTTGACTGGGGTTCTGCGGATGGCAACAAGTACCTCGGCATAGGCACAAACCTCAAGGTCTATGTCGAGACTGGCGGCATCATCTCTGACATCACGCCAATAAGGGCGACAACCGCCGCCGGAGACGTGACTTTCGCCGCGACCAACGGGTCATCTACGCTGGTTGTCAGCGATACGGCGCACGGCACAGTGGAGGGGGACTTTGTTACCTACTCAGGCGCAGTCTCCTTAGGCGGCAATGTTACTGCTGACGTGTTAAATCAAGAGTATCAGATAGACCTAATTGTTGACGCCAACTCGTACAATATCACCGCCAAAGACACCAGCGGGGCCACGGTCACAGCGAATGCTAGCGATACCGGCAATGGCGGCGCATCTGTGGTTGGCGCTTATCAGATTAACACTGGCACCAACTTCTATGTGGACAGCACCGGATGGGGCGTGGGTGGTTGGGGTATCCCTGCTTTTGGCGAATCCGTGGATCTGACGGTATCGAACCAGCTTCGGCTGTACAGTCAGGACGCTTTTGGAGACGACTTGATTTTTAATCCAAGGGCTGGCGGGGTGTACTACTGGGACGAAAGTAGCGGCACCTCAACTAGAGCGGTCTCGCTTTCCTCCCTAGCTGGAGCAACAAACACCCCCGTGGCGGCCCTGCAAGTCATGGTTTCCGACATCGACAGGCATGTTATCTGCTTTGGTTGCAATCCGATTGGGTCGGCCAATATAGACCCGCTCCTGATACGCTGGTCAGATCAAGAAAATGCAGGAGATTGGACGCCAACGGCGACAAATAGCTCTGGCGGTCAGGTGCTGTCAACCGGAACCACCATTGTTGGCGCAATCAAGACAAGGCAAGAAATCCTGATCTTCACGGACGTGGGCATACAGGCCATGCGTTTTGTCGGCGCCCCGTTCATTTATTCTTTCTCTCCAGTGGCGGAGAATGTCAGCATAATCTCCCCGAAGGCTGGGGTTGCGGCGGCTGACGCGGTCTTTTTCATGGATCGAGAAGGGTTCTATGTGTACCGAGGTGCGGTGCAAAGACTGCCATGCTCGGTGCTGGACTATGTGTTTTCAAATCTCCAGTTTGACCAGAGGTTTAAGATATTTGCCACAACCAACCCTGATGACTCGGAAGTCACATGGTACTACCCCGTAGGGGACGCAAGCGCAGACATCACAAACTACGTTACTTATAACTATCTGGAAGACAACTGGACAATCGGCACGCTAGAGCGGGGCGCATACATCCACGCACCGACCAAAGAGTACCCGATTGCGGCGTCAAACAGTCTCACTGACATAGACAATAATTATCTGTACATTCATGAGTTCGGGCACACCGCTGACGGAGAGCCCATGAACGCATACATTTCATCTGGGGGGATTGGGCTCGGAGACGGAGAGTCTTTTGTGTCGGTAAGGCGGGTAATACCGGACTTCACCTTCAGGGGGAGGTTGTCCGCGGCAGACCTGTCCTTGGAGGTCAGGGGCAAGGACTTTCCGCTAGATTCTGAGGTAGTGCTGGATACTGCTACCATTAACAATTCAACAGGACAGTACCATCTCCGGGCGAGAACCCGTGAAATGGTGGTCAAGATATCAACAAACGGTTCTGAGTACGGCTGGACGCTGGGTGACTTGCGTTTTGACGTAAGAACGGATGGGCGCCGCTAATGCCAAGATATACGACCCTGCCGGTAGCCAGTAAAGAGTACGAGCAACAGAACGAGCAAGTTGCCCGCAGGACGATAGAGCAGTCGTTGCAGGACATATCCAGCACGGTAGAAGGCAATACAAACAAGACTAACAAGGACTCATCACTGGCCCTGCGCCGGTTTCAGTTCCTGTTGATGGGGGCTAGCAGTGGCTGACGTAATCAAGGTTCTTGGCCAAAGCGCCCCATCTGCCACAACCACAACAACGCTATACACAGTCCCGGATCTTAACCAGACCACCGTAAGCTCTCTGGTTATCTGCAATAGGACTGGAGGCGCCTTGACGTATCGGGTAAGCGTTCATGTGGCGGACGCGGCGGCGTCTAACGAGCAATACCTGTATTACGACAAGACGATAGCGGCAAATGAAACATTCTCTGCCGTGCTAGGACTAACTCTTAATCAAAGCGACGTGGTCAAGGTGTATGCTAGTAACACGGGCCTCAGCTTTAACATGTTTGGCGTAGAGACAAGCTAATGAATCAATATCCAGCAAAACCGTTAATGGATCAGATGGCTCAGTATGGTCGCTATGGCGACACCATGCTGGTTCACATGAACCCTGCCGAGGTTGCGGGGATAGCCTCCTTAGTTCCGGGCGGCTTGACCACCAACCCTGTTACCGGACAGCCGGAAGCCTTCGCATTCCTTATCCCAATGCTGGCTGGAGCCGCGGGCATATCCATGTCGCCTCTGGTTGCTGGCGCTGTGACGGGTGCGGTCACCGCTATAGCAGAGAAAGACATAGGGAAGGGTCTTCTAGCTGGCATTGGCGGCATGGCAAGCGGGGCTCTTGGAGAGGGCTTAGGCGAATTGCTTGGTACGGGCGCCGATGCGGCGACACAGACCGCC